GTGTTATTTGAAATTCTGACTACCTCCATAATGGGAGGGTTTGCGTTAAAAGCTTACGCAAAAAAACAAGGCGCATCTTCCAATGAGTCGGGTAAAATTCAGCGTATTATTTCTCTATCCGGCCTAAATGTGAAAGACGGAAAAGACACGTTGACTACCCAACTCATCCGTAAGAAAAAACATGAATGGGGATGGGAGTATAAATACCGAATTCCACTTGGCAGAAGTTTTGAGGATTACCAGAACAAGCAGCACATTTTGGAAGACGGATTAAATAACAGGCGGCAGAAATTATCCCTGACGGATTTAAAAGAACTTCAATTCGATTCCGGAATCATAGATAGTTTGAAATCGTTGTGGACGAATAAATTAAGCGAAACGAAAGAAATAGAATTGTCATTTGACGGATTGTTGATCATTCGAGTTTATGATAATCCTCTACCTAAGCGAGTAGAATTCCAAGCGGGCGAAGATTGGAAAGTTCCAGTTGGAATAACGCGTGATCAGAACGCATTTAGATTCCATGACTTTGAACAGATCCCGCACGTTGTTCTAGGTGGCGCTACTCGCTATGGCAAATCAAACTTTATTAACAGTACGATCACGAGCTTGCTCCATAGCAAACCAGATCACACTCACCTGTTCTTGATTGATTTAAAAGGCGGTGTGGAGTTATGCGACTATGAACATATTAAACAGACGATTTCTATTGCATATGAGCCTGAAGAAGCTCTGGAAACATTACAGATGGCATACGAAAAGATGCGTGATATACAATTCAAAATGCGATCACTCGGAAAAAAGAATGTACAGGATGCCGGAATAAAAGATAGATACTTTATTTTTATTGATGAAGTCGGTGAACTCAATCCTGCTGAAGCAGTTACGAAAGAAGATCGGCAGCTAAAACAATCGTGTCAAGCGCTGATGAGTCAGATCGCCCGACTAGGTGCAGGATTGGGATTCCGTCAAATACTAGCTACTCAATACCCCACTGGCGATGTGATACCGCGTCAGTGCAAGCAGAACTCTGACGCAAAACTATCATTTCGTGTGCAGTCCGCTGTAGCTTCTCGCGTGGTACTGGATAGTGAAGGTGCTGAATGTCTTCCACAGATTAAAGGGAGAGCCATTTATCAAACAGCCGATAGAAAAGAAATATTACAAACTCCCTTCATTAAATCAGAAGTAATCCAAAGTGTAATCGATTTGCATAAGAAAGAAACAAGTGTGGACGACAATGAACCGTCTATCCGATTCATTCCAGTTAAAAAAGGGGTGAGAAATCATGTTGAACGAAAGGGACGAACAGATATTGTTACTTTTGAAGAGATTTGATTTCATGACGCGGGATCAATTAAATGAATGCTTACGGCTTGGGACGGTACGAAACACAAATAGAATCCTCCACAACCTATCAGACTACTTAATGAGCATTCGCGAAGGTTATCAAACAATCTACTATTTATCCAAACAAGGAAGGTCATACGTGGATTGTGAAAAGGTGAGAAAGAAAGGTGGTCACGTCCAACATATCGTTATGAGGAATGAAATGTGGTTGTTTTCCAGTCAGCCGAAAGATTGGAAAAATGAAGTGAAGGTTTCAGACGGCCACTCAACTGTTATTACGGATGCTATGTTCACAGATTCGTGGGATCGGAAGCATTTTCTTGAAGTTGATTCCACACAAACAATGAAAGAAAATCGCAACAAGATAAAGCGTTATGTTGAGTTGCTGAACAATGGATTGGTGGAAGAAAAACTAGGACACTTTCCAACCTTGGTATGGTTAACCACTACTGAGCATCGTAGGGATGAACTAAAAAAAGAATGCGCTGGATTGCAAGCGGTTATGGTGTTTACTATTAGCGATATAAAATAAAGGGGGAAACTATATGTTTAAGAAGAGAGCGATTATTGAGACTGTACCTGAATCGGAATACACGGATTTTAGTGACCGTTTGAAAGACACAGTGAACGTGAAGGATGTAGCTCTAATAGGTGGAACAGTTGTTGCTACGGGTGCCGCAACCTATGTGTGGACTATGCCTGAGCCGATAGCTACTGAACCTATACAGGCGATAACCGAACCTGTAAACGTATTAGCTGATATGCCACCTAATCTTATACCCGACAACTTACCACCTCTAACCAGCGACTTACTACCCGTAACAGGTGACGTAATCCAAACAGGTGTTATAGGTGAAGCATCATTGAACATGTTGGCAAATGTGTTAGATCCTCTAATACAATTACTAGTCGCTATTAGCTTCCCCATAGCTAGTGTAATCATGGTAGGAGGGTGTTTCTTCTTCATGATAGGACGATCTGAAAGAGCATGGGATGTAATATTCAATGCGGGTTTAGGTTATGTATTAGTTCAAATGAGTCCTCTATTCCTAAACATCCTACGTGAAGTAGGTAAAGCCGTATGAGCGCACAAAAAAGCACCCTACCATAAAGATAGAGCGCTCCAAGCCCAGTTAGACTTGTTGGTTGTACACCGGACAGGGTGTATCAACCTTGAATAAGTATACAGCTAGTTATCTGAAAATGAAAGGATAAGTAAGCGACTGCTCACGCGGTCGTTTTTTATTCACCTTTACAAGCGAACGTTCATTCTCTATAATATAAAACAAGGAGGGGAACGAGTGTGCGTAAAACATTGGAGAAGTCGGTAAGATATGGAGAGATGTTAGAAGTGATGTATATGTCTAAAGACGGTCAAATCAGCAAACGAAGGGTTAAAGTACTGCAAGTGGGTGAGTCATCATTTAGAGCCTATTGCTACCTTCGCAAATCCAAGCGAACTTTCTTAATCGGAAATGTTTTAGCAGCTGTTCCCGTAATAGTGAAAGAAAGTGTGGTTATATGATGGAAGGTAATCGTGACCGTGGAAATATCAAGTGGACGTCTCTATTTATACCTGAACACTTGGAACGTATACGTGAATGGTACGCAGAAGACAACTATGTAGAGCAACCTGAACTGGACCAGTTTGATTGGGATAACATTCAGCAGACATTGGAAGTTGCGCACCTGCGGCAATGCGAGACTAAAATTCAAACTTGGAAGGATGGGAAGATTATTCATCATTCAGGGGTAATTCGAGAAATTAACATTCAATTGAAAGTTGTTTTAATGGAAGATCCATTTGGCGTTGAACGTATATTAGTAAGCGATATTGTTGATGTGCAATGCATAAATTAAAAAAGCGACTCCGTCCACAAATGGATAGAGTCGCTTTTTTTATCTCTTTTCTCGAATCATACCTAGCAATCCAAGCGCTGCCTTATCTCCAGGAGTTGCTTTTTCGTTTGTTTCCCATGACTTGCTAAAGCCCTGATCTATACCCTGTTTAACCGCAATCTCCTGTTGCCCCTTAGATTCCATAAACTTTATAAACTCATTTTTTAATGTCGGACTTGAAAATTCTACCCACACACGATTCGCCTCCTCTTTTTTATTATCACTAGCCACTTGCTGTACATCATCTTTCTCTTCCACAATCAATTGCACCCGCAACTTACTATTAGATGGAATGATTACTTGCCCTTCCAGTTTGTATCCTGTTGGCATTGTCCAAGTAGGTTTTATCTCAAAGTGTGGACGATCCGGTGTACCTTTCCAATCTCCGCCCCATGTAATGCCAAGCTTACGCGCAATAGCGCCAACTTGAGCAAGAGTAGTTACTTCATACAAATTCTTAGGCGGCGCTACGGCTATATCCCACGCTCTACGGCTTGCGTGATTACTGTTTAATGTCCAGGTAACAATCAGACCAGGTCTTGTCCGTCCCTGTGCGTATAGATATTTTTGTCGTGCCTGACTGCGATATGTTTCTGTTACGAATACATCTGTGATTCCGGCTTTATATAACTCTTGAAAGAGTAATCTAATAGCTGTTTGCGCGACTGATGATAATTCTGACACATCGCGGCATGTGGATGTTACACTCATATCACTTACCTCCTTTTTTAAACACCGTATTAATAAAATCAATAAACACATCGGTGGATTTATCATCATCTGTCAGCCGTAAGTGATTAAAAATAGAATTAATCTCACTCAATAAGTAACCTATATACAGCACATACAATGCACTAATACCGATTGGATAGGGTGCCAATAAAGCAACCGGAATAAAGTATACGCATAAAATCAAAAGTAGCATCTTGCGCGCAATCCCGAAAATAGCACGGCTGGAAGAAAAGTCAACTTTTTTATTAAACTTCGCATTGATCCAACCAAGTGTAAAATCAATAATATTTGCCCCCATTATTAAAGCTAATATATAAATCAGCTTTGTATTGTCCGTTTCCAAAAACCGGCTTAACCAATCAATCATCTGCATAAACGTCACCTTTCTTTATTTGATTTTTTCAAAATAAAAAGAACGCCCTGAAGGACGCTCTTACTTAAATCTTGTTTTAATGTCAATCACCTTGTCATAATCCTCAAAATTTAAATCCATGTAATTAGCAGGGTGATTGATTTCCATATTGACCACTTGCAGATCCAAGCCGTTGACTTCCCACCTTGCACCCTTTTTCATTGAATATTTTTCAGAAGTAATATGATCAACCGTTGTTTCTTTGATGATTTTATCTTTGTATATAATGTTAACTTTCATAGACTTTCCCCCTTTATGTCTGGTTAATTCGACATAATGAGGAGTTTTCCTTTTTTCACTCAAAATAAAAAGAACGCCCATGTGGACATTCTCAATTGTTTATTAATTCTAGTTGTTTAAAACATGTTATTAAAATATTTATTTAATTCACGTATACTTCTCCCTAAAGATGAAAATGGTAATGTAGAAAGTAAGCTATTCATAAAGATTTGCTTCATTTCAGTATTAACTTCCTGAAGTTCTAAATCTTTCATAGGACATTGAAACACTGGTGGATTGCTTGGTAGTTCATTCAAAAAAAAACGAGCTTTAACTATTTGTCCAGGGTTTATATGTGCTAGTTTGACTGCACACGCTTCTGCATCGGTTCTTGTCAGCTCCCATAATTCCTCATACCCCGCTGGGATCTCTTCAATATAACCAGGGATGATGTATGTGGCTCCCAATGCTTTTATTTCTATAGGAGGATTTTCAATTGCAACATTTCCAGAATTTATAATATCTACAGCCAACAAGGTAGGATCAGGTAGTAATTCCTCTTGGTAATGTATCTGTAAATCATCGGACTTATTCAAAAATCCCTTTGAAATAATTGGATATAATTTAATTTCATAATTCAATTTTTGTCTCTTTAAACTTTTCTTTGTTACATAAGAAGACACCCACCATGATATGACACCTACTATAATTGTAGCTAAAATTGAACCAATCCCTAAGTACTCTTGAAATTCCAAAGCTTTCCCCCCAAAAAAAATTAATAGGACAGTATTCACAAATACAACAATACCATATTAATATTTTGTGCGGTATATAGATTTACATAAAGCTTTCGTAACCAGAGTACAAAAATAGTAGCATCCTCATTAGCAGCATTTATAAATTCGACGTCCGGATTTATTGCACATCATGGTCCGAATGTGTATTAAGCCGCTTCGTGATTAGCAGTCAATAACACCGTAAGTTCTTCATATTGATCTTGCGTGATGCGCCCACCCATATAAAACACGTCAAGCATTGTCTGCATTTCCTCTTGCATTTCGTACATGTTCTTTTCTATTTTTGTTTTGCAACCTTTATAAGTAATCATATTCATCTTATATTCCTCCATTTAGTGTTTTATTTTTTACATTAAACCCATTTCAACCATTAACAATCTAAAGTCCACATCTAACACGTAATTTGTAAGTTCTTCTATTCCAGATGGTGGTTGTGGTTCGGGTTTAGCAAAAATGAGAAAATTACCATCGATATGATAACATTCCTCTACAAGGGACAGTCCGCTAGGAGGATTGTCTAGTAATGCTTTTCTCTCTAACTCATCCTTGAATTCAATTTTTATCATGATAGAGTCACAACTCCCTCAATACCAATACTTAAATCTTTAACATATCCGGTTCCAGAAAAATGGTGCGACATAGCAAAACTTATTAAGTCGCCAGCTTTAACTTCAATGTCTATCGATGCTCTGACATAACTTGTGGAGTAAGTTCCAGGAAAATTAAAAATTTTGTTATCTATTATTAATTTTGGTACTACCCTTCCACTTGCTGATGTACTTCTATTGGACAAACTGAATCTTAATATTCCTGTTTTATTTACCGTAAAACGTCTAATCACTATTTCCGAAGCAGTAGAGGCGAGGGTCCATTCTCCTATTAGTGTATATAATATTTCATCACCTGGAGAATATTTAATTCCACTTGAGATAATCTCAATATCTCTAGGTACTTGAGTTTTGATTATCAACCCATCAACACCAAGCGTTGCAACTCCATTGGGGTGTCCTTTTTCAGAACTGTCTATTTTCCCATTCCATGATGTCCGTTCAACAAATGTGATATGTTTCGTAATATCCGCCAAATGCGTAGCAACCTCTTGTGAAGAAGCAGCCCCTACATCGACAGCTCGAGTCCCATGGGGATTCCGTTCGTTGATATGATGAGCTAATTCTTTGTCGGTTACAATCTCTCCTTCACCGACTGGCATTTTAATATTGGCCAAAGGAATTTGTGAGCCTTCACCATCCGCTCCGCTGTGCGTATGTTCCTGAATCAAGCGTTCAGTCAAAGACTTTAGGAACACATCATTATTAATCAGCCGCTCAAACAATGGGTTAAATACGTCTGCGTGTGAAGGATCAGTTGTTTGCAACTTACGAATTTCTTGGCTGTAATTAGTTGGTTCATGAATTTCTTGATTTGCCATGTGATTCTCTCCTTTCTAAAAATCAGAACTGTTCGTCCCAATCGATTTCTAATGTCGTTTCATCATCCATCCCTTTGGGCTTGAACGTTTTCCAAGCCACCAAGTCGCCTGTTGCATCGTACAGGCCGCAACAAGAAATATCTGCTTCTCCGCTTTCGGAAAACTGCAGATCCACAAATATTCGTAATGTTGTGGGTACCGGGTATTCAATGCCGTTGATTTCCTTCTTAATAACTTCTCCAGGGATTGCATTCACATCAGCAGTAGGAACGATCGGTTGTCGGGTTACTGGATCATGACCGCCCGTTCCCCATCCAACGTGTGTAATGGCAGGCAATGGAGTAGTACCACCGTGTGCCTTTGCAAATTTTTCTCTAGCCTTTGTTGTTGTGATCGCATTTGCCATTGTTCACTTCACCCCTTTCTTTTCCTTTGACTTTGCCATTCTTAATTACTCGAAGCTCCGACTGAAAAATCGGTTCGTTCTTTACAATCAAATTGCCACCTCCTCGATAGTTACTCCTGCTTTTTTAACGCGAAATAAGCCTCTGTGAATTGACAGGGCTTGATCTAAAAATATTGAACCATCTAATTGTATTTGTCCGTTTAATGGCACTACACCATTCATAGTACTCGTGGAGCAGGTTACTGGTGCAGTTCGGTTACGGATTACATGAATGCTCTCACGCTTTTTATACCGCATTTTCGCATCATGTAACGTGACAAGCCTTACATTTTGCGGTTCGTTCTGTAACCTTATTTCTCCATTCAAACTAAATTCCCCGTCAAGAGACGGCATTAGATTAACTTCGTGAACGCCGAAGCCGTGCAGTACTTTCATGGCAAGATTTATTCTTTGAAGATGAGCGGGACCATCTTTATTGTAAAAACCGTTTAAAAAACGATCTCCGTTCAATAAGTACTCACCATCAAGACGAATAATCTCTCCTGCACTACCTATCCCCGCTTGAGCCCATGGATTAGATGCTGCAGATAACTTGGTTCTAATATACAACTTATTATTAAAATATCTAACAACAATAAATTTTCCTTTAAAGATAAATTTATCGAACCAAGAGCGAGTATTTTTGGTTGCGTTAATAATTTTCTTCATTTGCATTTTGTCCGGATTCGATTCGATATTTAACAGCGTTGAAAAGAAAAATGGACTGCCGCTATATTCAAACCACTCAAGCAATCTATTTTCGACAGCTACAGCAGACAAAGCTTTTTCGACTGCTTCTGGAGTGCCTTTTTTTCGATGCTGACTAATAGAAGCTTTAATTACAGCCTGCTTCTGTTCTATAGGTAATGAAACATCATAAAAATCCACATGCTTTTCATACGAAAGTAAATCCAGCAATTGCTCAGGAATGTTTTCGATTTCGATCAGGTTGAAAAGGGCTTCAGCTTCTCGATATGCCTCTTTTAATTGGATTTCAGCCGCCTCAGCCATAGCAACTACGACAGGGTCTTCTCTCAAGCTGTAGGGCAACAAATGTAACAATGAGTTGTCTTGAACTTTAATCATTGGCAAGTCCTCGATAAGTGATAGTAGCCTCAAGCTCCTTAGCGACTTCCAACTTACCTACTTCTAAAAACATTGGAGCATTAACGGATACACGGGAAGCCCCTTGTTGTTTTAAACGAGCAATCAACTCAGAGAAATCAACATCACGTCCCATTTTTGCTCTTTGCCAAATCAAATACTCTTGATATGCCTGTTTTACTTGTTCTGCAATTAATACTGATACAGCTGCATTCGTGTTTGAAATCCAATATTCAACCGTGGATGTATAATTTACAATTGACGGTGCATCTACTCTAACAAAATCAGTCAGAGGTCTTACTTCGCGATCCATTAGGATAGATTCTACATGATTGATTTCTTCCATCTCTGGAAGACGTCCACCTGCCATTAAAATACGAACATCAACTACTCCAGGTGCTGATGAATCTATCTTTACATCCACGATATCCTGACTAGCAGACTTAGCCCAATATATATAGGCTCCATCAGGACCAGCAACAGAAAAACTTTCTGGTGCAAGCCTGATACGCTCAGCGTATGCATCATCGTCTTCTTCATCAGCTCCACCCGCTGAGGTGGTAGTGTTTTGAACCGATTTTACATATGGCAAAGGTTCCACAAGAATGGTGATTTCACCAGGAAGAAAACCATTACCTATATCACCTGTCTGTGTACAAACTGCACCAACCGTAAACAAATTTTCACCTTGAGGAATAACTTGTGTCTCTTGGGTTTCAAAATAAATATCTGCACCAACCAAAAAACGAGTTCCCCCAGGTATTGTTAAAGTATCTACTCGATCCTCTTCCAATATAAAGGCCATTGTAGTTTTCGAGAAGGTGGCAGGCAGTCGTTCAGTCGTCATCTCGATTCCCATGTGATCGAGCATATTGTCCTCTGCATACGACAACCTGTTTTGTCGAAGACTATGCTCTAAATTATTTCTTTCAATAGAGATGTACGCAGCAAGACCTTGAATAAATTTACGGCGTGGATCTGCACGTTGTAATGCGATATCAGTTTTACCTTCAACATGCATTAGCATCTCTCGTTCAATGAGTTCCGGTGCTTTATCCAAAAAATATAAATCCGGTAAATTAAATCTACTCACGTATGCTCACCTTCACTTTCGGTATCAACTTTGCCTCTAAACCATCGCCATCAAAAAGCACTTCGTTGACCACTGCTCGTGGCTCAAACGTGTGAATAACTTCAGTGAGTTGAGAAGCGATACGCGCTTTTGCAATATGAATGGGTGTATCTATTTCTGTCTTCCAACCAAATGCACGATCTAAAGGGCAACTCATGATAGATGTAGACATAATAAAAGCAACGTTTTGCAGAATTTCTTCCACTCCAGTTGCTCCAAAGTTTATGTTTTTCATAGGCTCTACTGTATGCACTCTATCACCCTTTCTTTAATGTGGAGTACGCGGAACTAGCTGATATATACTTTCCTCCACCAAGGGAATACCAGCCATTTTTCACACCGTATACAGTTAAACTGTCACCTTTTCTAGCAACACCGATAGCTTTGTTTTTAGTTCCGGGACCGCTTCGAATATAAACGGATTTAACTGTAATTGTCATTTTCCCCATTACTTTTTTACTCTTATCATTAGCATTTTTAGAAGGCTGCTTGGTATTGGAAGTCGTTTTTTTAATTTGTGCTTTTCCTTCTACATATTCTTTCAATGAAATTGTAACTTCTGCTGAAAGGATATTACCACGCTGATCTATATTTTTAAGTGCTTCTGAAATCTCAGTAATAACAAATTTGTTAGGTGATAGTGGCTTACTTCCCAAAATAAAAGGAGCAGCCTTTCCACCATCATTCATTTTTTCAAGCTTTGCTATTTCTTTCATGGGATTAATACCATTCTCTACTCGTAACAACAAGCGGTAGTTTATGTCAATTAATCCTGCACCTTCAAATTCTAGCTTGGCTTTCTTCCCATGGATTTCGTGTTCACTCCATCTGGATTTATTACTTTTTTCCAGATCAGTAAATGAGTTTATTTTTTTGGGTGTAACTTCAAATACTACTGTTCCAAAGCTCCCGATAACAGCCATCGCTATCACCTATTTCCAAATTATTTCAATTCTTTGGTGTTAAGCTTCCTATATTAGATAATAAATTCCCATCTAACGTTACGACTTTTCCTTGCCCACTTTGAATCTTGATATCGCCCACAATGTTGACTAACAGTGTATGCGAGCTAACATCATACTCAATATTGCTACCATCTTCGAACTCGATGTAATGCTTATTCTTATCCTGAAGAGGGGGAGGTGTTTGCTCTGAATAAAAAGCTCCAATAATAAAACCTTCGCTCTCTTTCGTGAAAAGACAGAGTACGTGTTCTTCCACTTTAGGCATCCAGTATTGTTTATTCTTTAAAGTTCCGTTATACACAATCCTTAATGGTGCAGACACTTTGTCATCTTGCTCTTCTAATCTGACTCTCGCTGTCGCATCAACTGGATCGATTGTGACGACTTCTCCGACTTGCACACGCATTAATATCCCTCCAAGCATCTACGTAAATCGAGTGTAATCTTACTTCTATTATGAGTAACCTTCGTCACTATATATTTTCCGTTCAAACGTCCGAAATCACTTAAATTGAAAGTCATGCCTGCATCAATATGAATCTCACTAAATACTATTAATTCCACTGTTGTTGCATCTTTATTAGCTTCTCTCAATCGTTTTTTAGCAAGTTTCTTAGCTTCTGCAACTGACTTTACTTCGTCCTTTACAATAAGAGTTCTTCCTACTTTAGGAGCTTTAGGTGGAGCATACGTTGCCTTTATTGTTTTCTTTTTCTTTGCTGAATGTGACTGTACACGACAATCTTTATAAAGACCAGTTGATGTGGTTTTGAAACTCCAATCCTCTACTTGGATTCTGCATGTGTCTGTACTTCGCCGCAATATTGTTTCCTTTACAGGTTTCGCTTCATAATCAGCTTCATCCAAAATAACAATTGATTTGTTTGAGAGTTTAAGACATAACCCTTCGTCTTTACATAATCTGTGTAGGAATGCTAAATCAGTTTCAGACTCTTGATCATAACGGTCTTTTTTAGGGTTATCACTAGACTCCCAATGTAGTTTTAAATTATTGGCTTTCGCAATATCACCAGCTACTTGCTTCAATGTGGCTTTCTCCCAAGCCTTTGATTTATATTGCCCGCGTATAGAAGTAGATTCCGGTACACTCAGCGCTTTAATTGTCATTCGTGTACCAGAACTTCTACCATCCAATTCATCTACTTCAAATTTTCCTAATTTGGTTTTCATAAGATCATTCGTCCAGTATCTACGTAGTAATTCTACTTCTAACAGAGAACCCTTGGACGGAAACCAATCATTCAACCATTTCACAAAAGCATCTTGCAAAACGAGTTGCAAATCATCAATTTCCCCACTCAAATTATCCGTATATGTCCAATCAATCAAATCTTCGCCCAGCTCTTCGTTTAATTTAGTCGTATTGTAAGTGACATTAAGACTAGTGCGTCTCGTAGATGTCGTCATAGTTCGGTATCATCCCCCAACCAATCCGGGCGCTCTGTATAGATTGATGTATCGATTTCCGGCACATTTAAGTTGACAGCCCCAGAGAATATAACTATGTCCCTAAACACTGGATTCGCTTCTAATAGTAAAGGGAGCAAGTATTCGCTCCCCCATAATTTATATGCGATTAGATCCCAAGTATCTCCTTGGATTGTAGTATAACTAGCCATCAAAACTCACCCTTTTCGCAGAAGTACCTCCAGGTAGAGGAACACTATTTATACGAGACTCTAAATTGTATAGAGCTGATACAACCCTTTGACCTGCCGACTGGATCCCCTGCAAAGATGATATCCAACCGCTCGCTTGACCAATGTAAGATGCGAGTAAAGACATATTACCAGATGCCATACTAGTGCTAGCTTGCAATGGGTAAAATAATCCTACTAGCATTCCACTGGCTTGCCCTGTATAAGAGGCTAACAGTGACATACTAAGAGCCGTCATCTGTGTATTAGATTGTAATAAAGAAAATGAACCGTACATCATACCGCTTGCTTGTCCCGTATAAGAAGCTAGCAAAGACATACTGAGCGCTGTCATCTCTGCATTAGATTGTAGAGAAGAAAATGAACCATAGATCATACCGCTTGCCTGGCTGGTATAAGAAGTAAGTAATGACATACTAAGGGCTGTCATCTCTGCACTTGATTGTAAGGTAGCAAATGAACCATAAATCATGCCGCTTGCTTCGCCCGTAACCATTGCTAAGGATGACATGTTATGAGATGTCATTTCTGCACCTGATTGCAATCCAGTAAACGCTCCTTGTACCATTCCACTTGCTTGTCCGGTATAGGTAGCGAGTAAAGACATACTCTGAGCAGTTGTACTTGTGCTTGCTTGCAATTCACTCATACTAGCATTACTTGCTGATAATGAAGCAGCAAGCTCATTAGCTGAAGCATTTAACTGAGAGCTATCAAATGTTGATTGAGCAGGAGTATTTGCAGCTTTCGGAGGAGCACTATCACCACGAGCGGCATCTACAGCTTTACCACCAGCCCATTTCCCACCGATATAACCAGCAGCACCACCTACCAGACCCCCTATTGCTGTTCCAATTCCAGGAGCAATAGCAGTCCCAATAGCAGCACCTACTTTACCACCGCCTAATGCTCCAGTAAGACCTCCCGCTGCCTGACCACTTGCTTTTACTTTATCTTTCGATTTAATTACATTGAATGCCTCAGTCGCAAATGCAAGTGGCAACATTGCCTTATTTCCATATTTAGCGACCTTACCGCCAACATTCATAACCCCTTTGCCAGCATTTTTGAAAAAGGAAGGAGCTTTTGCTGATTTAGTATTTCGTACTGACGGTTGAGCGACAGCTTTAGTTTTTCCAGGATTCTTTTGTTTACCTTTAGTATGAACAGGAGTCTGTGCGGTTGCTTTAGTGTTTTTGGAACCTTTCTTTTTTGTATTTGTAGAAGCCTGCTGTACTGTCCCAGCAGCTGCTGTGGTTTTCTTTACATTCCGAGATTCCATAGCCCACTTACCGGCACCAATTGCTCCTTTTACCATAGTGCCACCACCGAGCATCCACCCCGCAGCACCTAAACCTAGAGCACCTGCAACATTACCTTCCATTGCAGCGCCTATAGTTCCTCCTACTGCTCCTGTGAATGCAGCTACCCATGTTTTGGCAGCTATTTCACCAAGCTGAGAAAAGATTCTCCCCATCGTTTCTCCACCACTACCACCAAGCCACTCTTCAGCTTTTTGCATAGCAGTCTCAAGGGAGTATACAACCTTATCTCCAAAATCCATATCCTTAAACAAGTCGTATTTTGCCATTTGCGATTCATACTCAGCTAGTGCATCAGGATTTGCTCTGAGTTCTGGATTTATTTCTGGTTTAGCCGATTTAAACGGATCCAAAATATCACTTAATGCTGTGGCCGCTTTACCACCTAGATTCTCAAATGTTGCAATGTTTTGCTCGACAGATCCAGTTAGCCCTTGAAAGGTATCTTTTAATACACCTAAAATAGGAGTTCCAAATGCTATTTGACTAGACTCTACTGACCCGAAAAACTCCTCTTTTGCTCCAGCGTAATTGTCTTTCATCACAGCTGCGGCCTTCGCTGCTGTACCTGTAGACTTTTCCAATGCAGTCGTCATATTGTCAATTTTTTCAGGTCCAGCTTTCATAAGGGATAAGAAACCACTTACTGCTTCTGTTCCTACTAGTTTGGCAACAGTTGCTACTTTATCAGCTTCTGACATATGTTCAGTGGATTTAGCTAGATCTTCAATAATTCCGGAAAGAGACTTGGCCTTTCCGTTCGAATCTTTAATTGAGAAACCGAGTTTCTTCATTATCTTCTCTTGCGCTTTGGCAGGATTATTTAAAGCTAATAAAGAAGCCCGTAGAGAAGTACCTGCATTTCCACCTTCAAGTCCGGCATCTGTCATTATTCCTGCGGCAGCAGAAACTTCTTCCAACGATATTCCTAAAGCTGCAGCTGGTGCACCCGCATATTTAAATGTTTGTGCTAAATCATGTACTCCTGCGGCAGATTGGTTAGCGGACATAGCAAGCACATCCGCTACGTGAGATGCTTCTGTAGCTTCTAAACTCCATACATTAATTGCGGTTGCGACGGTGTCTGAAGTTAATACCAAATCCTCACCGGATGCTTCAGCAGCTGCTATAATCCCGGGCATTGCACCAATAATTTTATTTGCATCAAAACCTTTTGCTGCAAGCTCGTCCATTGCAATAGCTGTTTCTCCTGCCGACAGACTAGTGCTGGCTCCTAATTTTATCGCTGTTTGCCGCAATGAACTTAATTCAGAAGCAGAAGCCTGTGTCTTTGACTGCACTTTAGACATTTGCGCTTCAAAATCAGCAGCAACATTTATGGATTTCACTGTTGCTCCTGCTACGGCCGTTGCTCCTACAACAGCGGCTATTCCTGCGACCGCCTTCACTTTAGCTGCTCCGCCTTTAATTTTAGAGCTTAATGCATTGACTCGTCGCATATCGCCTTCAAGCTTGCGTAGTTCCGCTCGCACTTTCGCTGTTTCGGCTGCATATTGAGACTGATGAATATTACCTTTCGAAAACTCTTTACCTAAACGAGATAGTTCTCTTTTTGCAGAATTGGTTTTCTTTTTTAAGTCATCAATATCCCCAGTCGCTTTTTTAAATGCAGCACCCAGAGAGCCACCGACTTTCCCGGCAATTTCAATTGTCATTTCCATTGCCTTTTTAGCCATTGTCGTCACCTACCTCATCAGCAGCTGCTGCTGCTGCTTCAATCCAGTACTTCAACTCAAACAACGGCAAGGATTGCCAAAATGTAATAGATGTATACGAAAAAGAAGAGAGCTTCAAGAACGTTTGACGAAACGCTTGAGCTCCCTCCTCTCCTACCATCGGATGAAAAAATTACGTACTTGTAAGACCATTTCTAAGAAATCAGCAGCATGCAGCTTTTGCAACTCATCAGGTAAAATCCCTGTTACACGAGAAGATAGTTTCAGTAATACTTCTTGATTGTAAATATTATCAAATCCAGCAGGGTGACCTTCAATGCGCATTTCATTATCGACACTTAAAATGTCGGCGCCAGTTATATCTGAAAAGTCGAGTTTTAATTCATTAATTCTCTTGCCGTCAAATGCAAGTTCTTTCTTGATTGGCATAACAATGACAAGTGGATTAGACTCATTTTTTACAACTTCCTGAACCACCTGTTCTTCCATTTCCTGTTTTTTCTCCGTCAATTTAATTTCCCCCTTTTTATATACCTAGTGCTGCACGTAATTCTGCTAGCATGTCTACTCCATCAACCATATAGATATAATTTATTCTGTCGTACTCGACTAGCACTTGCTTTTCACTCTCTACCTTGATGTAGAGTACTTCAATTTCTGTGGATCCTTCATACGGACTACCTTTCGCCGCTTTACCGAAATCATGCTTAATAACATGACCATGAACCAACACACGTTTAGCAAGGAACTTGTGTCTTGAAGCATTTTGATCGTAATTTTGATCTGCTAGACGACAATCAACCTTTAATGATCCTTGCTTATAAAATGCAACCATGGCTTTATCAATAGTTGTTGTCCAGTTGATAGTTAACTTCATCGATTGCATATGACCAATGTTGGCAGATTCATACTCTCCCAACACTCCTGCTCCATTCATTGTTTCTGTCATTCCATCAAATGATGGAAGCTGAAGATCTCCAATCCCTTTAATTTCCGGGCTTTCATTCACGTATATCCGGGAGTCATTCATCTTTTCTGGAATCATACTCACTATTTTTCCTCCTCTTATTCAACAAACAAATTATCGTAATAATTTGCGTCGAATTCTAAGATATTTTCGATGTCTTGTGCAGGAGTCGGCTCTGCTACAAAATAGCGGAAACGTAACTTACCACTAATTAAATCTGTCTTTGGATTGTCTTCTTGACGGTACTCGACACGTCCTCCTAAGATCACTTCTTGCGACTGAAGACCGTTTAGCCACATATTCATCGTATCAAGTATCGAATCGATTAATCGCCCACGAATTGGACCGTCTACTTTACTCCAAGTCGTCAAGATGATAGAGTTTGCAATCCAGTTGTGAGTGATCCGCACCGGAATAAAGATGTCTTTAACATCTGTATTTGATGGATACGCCCCTGTATTATTCCCCCACGCTTTGAAACCACCAATGAAATTAAGAGCCGTTACAATTCCCTGGCTATTTAAAAGTTCCGCCTGATCTGGGCCCAGTTCCACTTCTTTGTAGCCATCATCCGTTTCAACAAGTAGTTTGTTCATCTGTAGATTTTTATTAGATGGAGATTCGTATGGATAATCGCCATTATCTGCAGTAGTTTTAACAATACGGAACGCTAGTTGAGTAGAAAGGTGATAGACGTTATCCCCTAACCCAATAAGTGGCCAACTAACGATTTCATTCGTTCCTGTATAGTTGTTTTGATTCTTCCATTCGTTTGCTTTCGTATAGACATTGGCTTCTTTCGTATCGATATCATCTAGTGATGCAGCGCGGAAGTAGGTGTTAATAACAGATGCTTTTGCCTTCATAACAGCCGCAACCATGGGATTCTTAGAAAACTTAGGAGCTAATACTAATCCTGGAACCATTCCCGTTTTAGGGAACACCGAATTTAGTAGCTCTAGCCCCTTTAATTCGCCAGTGTCCACGTTAGAACCACCGATAATATGGTCATGTGTAACTAGTTCTGGCGCTAACTGTGTATAAGATGCAGTGACAGTTACGTCATCGGTCAACATCGCAATCGTAACTTTCCCTTTATCATTGAAGCTGGCTACATAGTCTTCATCTACAATCAATGGTAGAGATTCAGAAGTTTCCAGTTTTAAAGTGTCTAGTAATACACCAGACGCTTCGAGCGTTGCTTTTTTGTTTACAATAGGAACTTCTTCGCTTCCAACTTTATTGTGAATTTCTGGATCTAGTGTGTTTACAAAAATTACAGGCGCCACATTGAACTGACGGAATGCCGCATCCATCGCTTCGCATAATGTGTAATCTCCCCACTCGCTCGAATAACCTAATGCAGCTTGCGCCTCGCCAAATGAATAAGCGACAACAATTTTATTCACATTCTCCCTGGTCTTAGCCAAATGAATTGGCGCGGTACCAAATACTACTGGTAATGCCGCTGTTGCAACGATAGGAACAAGCAAAGACGTCGGTGCTTCTGTAACTCTTGAACCGTGACGAAATGTCATAACATTTTCACCTCACCAGTGAAGTAGTCTCGAACTTTATTAAACAGCATTGTTTCAGCAGAAGACGGATCCTTTAAAGATTGCTCAAACTCAATAAATTTTGACGTCGGAATAAACATCTTTTGCAACGATTTACACTTTTCAAAGTGCTCCGAAATATGCGTTGGCAATCCACCAGTAAACGATGCATATCTAGTCAAAAGTTTAGATGTCGGGCCAACATAAATAGAGACATCCTGCACTGCTGCGGATGTCTCTTTCACTTCTTCAATTAGCGCTTGCTTGCTTTTTACTTTTGGAAGGACTTCTTCCTTCTCTTCTTTAATAGTCATCTGGCCATGCACTCCTATTCCATTGGATTTGTGGCGTTTCGAATTCGACTTCCATAATTCCGTGCCACGTCGGTCTTGCTTGGTCTTCGAAAAGCGCGCTTTCTACGCTTCCTGTTAAATTTGCCGAACCTATGACCTGTTGCTCCTTCAATGCAAACTTGATTCGATTCATGATAGTGAGCGTGTCTTTCCAGCCATGCTGTTCATCGCGGTTATAGGTCCCTACAAGTAAACGGAAACGCATATGATTTTCTTTGTGGACTTCATCCGTTTCCCCTAAATAGCGAACAATAACAAATGGATAGTCTTCTTGTTCTGTTTCCCCTCGACGGTTTTTCTTGGGTGGCAAGTATCCATCAAAAACAGTTGGTGGTTTCAAGACATTTTCATCCTTTGTCTGATACCGCATTTCGGATAAGTTATTTCTGATAAACTCTACTATGTGATCTAAGATATCTAACGAGTGCATATCCTACCCCCACAACATTTTTTCAAGTGCTTTGCTAAGTTCTTGATCAAGACGTTTTTCAACTTCTGTATCCACATCTTTAATAACTTCATCATTTCCATACATCTGAGGCAATGATGGTGAATAAAGCCCCTTTATAGGTAATCTGCTTGTTCCCACACGTTCAAATACATTTATATGACCACTACCCATTTGTGACACAAATGCACTTTCAATAGTTTTATGCGAACTAGACTTTTTAACCCTAGCTCGCACTTTTGCAACGTCTGGAAACCTGGGTATAGTATCGAATTTGAAAAGTTCAATCGGTTTTCCTTCTGATTTTAAGGTTGCCCTTAAATAACCAGGAGTGGCACGAATCATTTTCAAATCCTTCATCGCACCTGTACGATCGACAACATACTCTTTTCGTACAGCTTTAGCTGCTCTCCGTCTACCGTGTGAAGCAGAACTGTTAATCGCAGTTGCCAACACACGATTCACCTGATCTGGTGTTTGACTTAGAAGCCGTTCGATTTCCCCGACCTTATGAATATCTAATGTAATCATCCGCTACACCTAGCTTTCGTTTGCAGACACCACAATTTTGATGACGCCCGATTCATCGGATGTTTCTTCAACGTAATATTCCTTTCCGTCCAGTGTAATCACACTGTCGATTTTCGGAATGAAGAAGTCAGAGGTCTTTACGTAAATAGTGCGGTACGTCTTATAAACTTCTTGGCTCGCATATATCTGATCGCGCGGCATACCACTCAACTTATCATCCGCTTTTGTTGTCACCACAAGGATGGGTAGCTCCGCGCCATCGAGCTCATGCATATCCGCCATTTCATTTAAATTAAAAAAAACGTTCAAGTCCTCTGTTGCGAAGTCTTTAAACATCCGTTTCATCTAGCATCACATCCGCTTCTATTAATTTTTTAGTTATTTCAGCTTTTGTGTTGTCTTCAGACGTCAATAAAATCTGATGTTTCTTGGCCAGCGCCTTTAATTCATCCAGTTTTAACACCATTAAAGTTTTCTCCAACCCGCCAGCGGGTTCAGGCTCGGCTTGTTCACGTTCAAATGCTTTATGCACCCTGGCTGACCCGCCTTGAATCAATTTCTTACCGAATTCATCATCTGCCGAAAACTTTTTGCCAGGCTCTATCATCCGACCCGCAAACCAAACATAAGTCAATGCTTCTAAAACAATTGCCATAATTGCTGCCCCCTCTAGTTAATCAATTTTCACACGGGCGACTGCTCCTGCTTGTGTCTTAGGTTCCACAACCCAACCTGCCAGAACGGTACCTGTTTCGGTAGCTACTACTTTTCCATCTGTGAAATAAACAGGTTGCCCAACTGTCAACGCTTCAGTTGTCAGTGCGGGAAAATCATAGACACCCACCACATTCAAGGCACCTTTTGTACCTACCGAAATAGAAGTAGCTGCTATACCAATACGAGTGTCTAATGTGATCACTTCACCCGCTGTAATATCTGTTTCTGTTCCATTAGTAAAATCAATGGTTTCACCACGTTGAACATAAATTGCTTGAACCATGAATCATTCACACCTTTCTTATTGTCCGTTATTTTTAACAACTGTCTGATAATCTACAACCGTCACACCATAGTCCATATAGATATCCCATAAGAATCCAAGCTGACCTGCAGGCGCTTGTTTCATTACGATTGTCGGCATATCTTTACCATTCAAGAAGTCTACCTGAATTGGGGAACGTAATTGATCGGACATAACGTACCATTCCTTTTCTCCGTTCGGCGTTGCGTCATCCAGTTCAGCATCTGAAATAATTTTGAATTGATTGTAGAACGGATTTTGGATGTTCGGATTCGCTTGGGACGGATCAACAGTTGAGCCGATTAATTGTCCTGCTCTAGTTTCCATCGAAGTAGGAACAAGTAGATAACGTGCCGGAATGTTTAATTTCACATCTCCACCTGGTGCCGTTTGTTTACGTAACAATTGACGTGCTTGTGACAACGTATCAACTGACGGCGCACCATCTGTTGCCATAATATTTTTATGGTCTTCATGGAATAGCGTCTTGCCATCCCAAATCGCTGGGTTTTGTGCCAGTGTTTGATAAACCAATCGATTAATACCTAATCTCGCTGATTGAGCGTAAAGCGCTGGAATCGTCTGAATGAAGCTCACATCGTCATTAATGAACGCTTGACGCGACATAGAAAACTGGCGACCATATGTCAACAGTTGGCGTGTTGGACCTTCCACACCATTCGGGTCATCGTGCTTCAGTTCACCGTTTTCAGAAACAAGCAATAAGTCACCTGCAGTTCCAACTTGATATGTTTTAGATGGACGGAAATCGGTCAATGTACCGCGACGTGTCCAGTGCTGATATGAAGTCTGGGCATCCGTATAAGCTTTTTGGAATACAGTTCGCGCCGTTTGATCGATGATGTTTGTAAACAATGATGTCGGCGTTAAATGTTGACGTAAGAGTTCATCGTCACTTAAACGGTGTGCATTACTCACACCCTCTAGCTGCAGAGATTCCTTCACAATTTCACGTAAAGATAAGTTGCGTAATTGTTCTGCACCTTCATTTGGTTTTTCGATTCCCATACCTACACGCAAAGCGAGTCCGTCAACTGCCGCCTCACGAAACTTGTCGCGCTCATCTTTCCCCATTTGAATGCCAGTTGGTTGGGGACTACGTTCCTTGATTTGTTTTTCAAGAATAAACTTGCGGACGTGATCAACTGAATCACCTGATTTGATATATGAATCTGCTTCTATTCCGAATTCACGGCAAAGTGTTGTGATTTCTAACGTGCGTTGACGCTCATCCTCAATCATCCGTTGATTGTCCGCTGGCGATGTAGCAGGTGGAGCGGACGAAGTTGGCCCGGCTGTACGCATTGAAGCGATTTGTGACTGTAATTGGTCAAACTCTGCTTGTTCTTCTGTAGTTAAACTACGTTTATTCTCGGCTTTTGCAGCATCCACAATTGATTGTTGACGTGCTAACATTTGTTCTAATGTCATTTGGTGATACCTCCAAAGTTTCGATTTAATAAAATTTGACGTTCATAATACGAATAATCGCCTTTTTCCATCTCGATAGGCTCTTCTTCCATTTCTCGACCCACTCCAACTGTTGCATCTGCGGGCACGGAGACAATACTAATTTCATACGGTTGCCATTTTAATGCCACACTACAAGGACCCGCATGCCTACCGTTTGAAGAGGATTTTCCTGCCGCTACTTCTTCCCATGAATCTACTGTGTAACCGACAGAGACGGCACGCAAAGTACCTGCTTTTGTTTTTTGGTATATCACATCCGCTTCTGCGTCGTCGTCAAATGTCACAGTTGCATAGGCACGATTATCTTTTGCCCATGCTTTATCGATGCGACCAATTACTTTGTCACGATTGTGATTGTATAAAAGTACACCGATTTCATTAAGTCGACTTAGATCAATCGCACCTGGTTCATGGGATAAAATTTCCGACCCAAACCAACGTTGATATGGTTCTTCAGAAGAAAAGGAAAGCTCAAAAGAACGTTTTTCTTCATCTAGCGACCGAACATTAAAGGATAAATCACGTTTCATCGTCTGGTTTTTCGTCATCGGTTTCTTCGATGAGCTTGTCGATTTCTTCGGCTTTTGTACCGGACTCACTGCTTATCACCCCCTTTAAGGCCATATATTCTAACTCAATGGCGCGCTGTTCGACCAGTTCACGCCAATCTTTTCCGGTAGATGCTGCAATGTCTTCTAAAGTCGTCAAGTTATTTTCTAACATAATTTTGTTTGCGTTCGCTTCCTTCAATGGATCAATCCACTTCATACCTGGTGCAATCCATTCATGCTGCAAATACCGCTCTTTATTTGTATAGAAATCCTTAATAGAAATCTTTCCGGCCAAAACTGCCGCTTCAATGAACGCTTCATAAATCGGTGTCAGAAAGTGATCAATCAAGTGTTGTTGCTGCATCAAATATGTTTTTTGGTCTTCTAGTAAGCCCTGTCTGGCAGACGAATAGTTTACTTGCGACATGTCCCGCGCTGTGACTTCATATGAAATCCCTTGTGACGCACCGGATAAACGTTGTTGTAATCGAATGAACTCAGCTGAATTGGCAGCTTGTGCAGGGGGCTGTACAACATGAACGTCATCACCCGGGTTCAGTTCCATGATCATGCCTGGACTTAACATTTTACCGTTATACCCTGCGCGCTTTTCTGTAGCACCACGACCGGCGAACTGTCCATTGTTTGCACCTGGAATCATCCGTTTAATCAATACGGCCAACAATGCAGCCACACGTTCTTTCACACTCACAGCTTCCATAAATTGATTCATGTCACGCACACGCGGAATGGTGGATGACAGTTCGCTCATTTCGCGTAACTGACTTGGTCGCTTTTTCTGGAACAAAAAAAGCACATCTTTGGCGTCAATTCGCTCAGATGTACCGTTATAGTTTCCGTATGGATCATATTTTTTTAAGTAATATGCAACTGGACGGTTATAGGCATTATACTCGATTCCATTTACCACTCTTTTTCTTTCAGTGAGTGGAATCATTGTGTCTAAATCATCCACTTCATACAGTTGCAAGGATAGCGGTACAACACCATCATCGATGTAGCGCATCACAATCAACATGCCCCCGTCCACTTTTTGACGACGCGCAATCATTTTGCATATTTCTGTGAAGCTCTGTTGCTGTGTCACATCGCAATTTTTCGGACGACACCACAATTTGAAAAGTGCTTCTACCATTGTATCAAGTTCTTCATTTTCTGTCTTGGCCTGTAAGGTGAAGCCTCCACCTACAACATTTCGTTCAAATGCCAAGATCACGCTTTCTAAAATGTCACTATTACGTTCTAGATCACGGCTGCGTGCTCGAATTGTATCACGATACATACCATCCGTTGTTTCAGCTTTCGCATTAACAGCACGCCAGCCTTGATTCAGGTGGTCATCACTGGCTGCATCGTAAGAACGCATCTCATCCACGGCTTGCCGGTAGCCTATTCGCTTATACGCTCGTTCAGGTGAAAACCAACCTATCGTCTTGTCTAAAAAATTCACTCAAGCTACCTCCTATCGAAAAACACCACAGACGTATTACCAAACAATGAGCCGTCTATTTGCTCAGCCTCGAGTTGTGCCTGCAGTTCTCTTTGTCTCTGATACAGCAATGAAAGATCCGCACGTCTTAGACGACGATTGTCAATTTGGTATTCTTGGCCACCGATTTCAATGGCAGCAATTGCGTCATTAATTTGTTGTAACTTCTCAGCTAAATTCAAAATACCTCTTCTCCTTTCTTCTACCTATTTACACACCTTCAAGTGTGTTACTATTTACACAGAGGGGGGTAATAATATGAATAATGGTATGGATGATTTTTTTAAACAGCAAGCAAAATTTCAAAGATTAATGTCGCAAGTTTCAAATCCAGTAACTAATCAAATTGCTAATCAAATGAGCGCTTTGTCTAAAATCAATCAGAATGCTTTAGGTATCTTAAATAAAAATGTAATTGACAGCTCAATGTTTGATCCAATGTTAAAAATGATCAATGACCAAGCAACTGTTGCTAGTCAGATAAAGAGTTTTAGTAATTGGCAAACAAATATTAGTCGGTTGATCGACTCACAAACCTTGAATCTCAACAATCTAATACCTGATTCACTCTTTGATTCTTTGGCTGATTTAACCTCTAATATTGATAGTACAATCTATCAATCCGGTAATTCAGACATTCTTTCTGAAGTTTCTGTTCCAAGTCAAACGTACAATACTGTTAGCAAAAATAATATAACTTGGGAAAGCTTCATCACGATAATGTTAATGATTATCCAGTTGATGATGCAATTTCAAGATGGAATCACAGAGCAAGAACGCCATGAGGAGAGAATGAACGTCGAGCAAATGCGTCATGAAGAGATAATGGTTGAAGAACGTAAGCAAACTGAATTACAGGAACGAAGTATTCACATTCAAGAACAAATCTTGATTGAAAATCAAACTAAAACTAATGTAAATCAAATATCAGAAGAACAATATCAAGTTATTAACGAAAAACTAGATCTCTTGCTAAAAGAATCCCTCGATTCAGTCACAGAGAATCCAACTGATCAAGACACTAATATAACCGATTAATGACATCAGTATGAAAAATAAAGGTCGAAACAACTTGCCCAAGTGGAGTTTGACCTTTATTATCTGCTGGTTGTCCTTCTACTCCTAAACCCACTTTTTCACGTCACCAAGCCAACTATTATTGAACCCCTCTGCTTGATCATTCACATCTTCCTGTTCTGGTAACTCTTCTTGCAATAAATGCAACGTCCGAATCCCAAGAACATCTGCCATCGCAAAATTATAAACCTCGCAGTCCAGGTAATGGTTATCAGCATGTGATGTTTTGGGTACCCATACTTGAACAGTGCGACCGCTACGCTTCTCATTGATTTTGTGTTCAGCAGTTACTTGTTCCGAATAATCATCATCAATATCTTTGTAAACCATCCACGATCCTGTACCATTCTTTTTGCGCATTCGGGAAGCTATCATGTCCTTATATTTTCCACCGTCAACCAAAATTAACTGCATACCATACGCAGAAGAAGAAGTACGATTTACTTTAGATATTCGGAAATGGTGTAAGCCATCACCCACACCTTTGACTGGAATTGCCCATTCGCTATTGCGGGAACAGAAATCATACACTTCATCAGTTTGATCACCGGAGTCGATGCCAGTTGCCATGACCAACATCTTTTCACCGTTTTCCTTTTGAAATTCAGAATTCATTATTCGTTCAATATCCGTAAAGCTGGATACTTGACCCTTAGCCACTAATTGCGATGTCATATATTCGCCCCAAGCACGAATTGTATAGTACAAACTTGTTTCTTGCACATCCACACCCCCGGTAAGGAAAGCAGCCCATTCTGGTACAGTAAATTCCGGAATGTCTGTCTGCCGTTCACGAACCATATCAGAATTTGTTTTCAGTTTCGTATCTTCCCATGCTTCACCTAGCCACGAGTTGACAAAGTTTTGAAACGCTTCCGGATCATCTTTCGTCGCCATGAATTCTTTTGCGATTTCTGCGAATGTAACAAATGGTGAATACAGCGTGTTCATCCAGTAGGCAACCTTGCGTGGAAATTGTGTTTTTTGCTTCACAACTTCCCAACGGCCATATTTCAACATCTGCATTTTGTGCTGATCCGTAATAATGCATCCACATTCCTGACAGCAATAGTTTGCAAATTCTGCACGGTCTGCATTGCTCATCCCTTCTTCTTTTGGCCATTTGACTTGCTGAAATTTTAATTCAATAAAATCTCCACAGTGTACACAAGGTAACTTATAATGTTTTTCGATGTCCGCTGACTCTTTCGCTTTCCAAATGTGTCCGTTTTTCACAGTCGGGGTGGAAGTGATGAAGATCTTGCTGTTAGAAAACGTTTTGGTTCTTTCACGGGCTAGCCGTACCGGGTCCGCTTCCTTTTTCGAAGCCCCTGGGTACTTGTCTACTTCATCCATAAATAAATAGCGAATCGCCTTTGAGGACAAAGATGCAGGAGAGTTTGCGCCTGTCAAAGACAAATACATGCCATCGAACTGTAATTCCAAACGGTTTGAACCTTGTTTGTTGAATCTCCTTTTCAATTCGGGGACAATTGTCATCATCGGCTGCACTCGGTTTTCAGATACCGACTCTGCTAAGTCATCAGTCGGATAAACAATCATAGCCGGGTTAGGATCTTGCATCACTACATATCCCAGCATATTTTGTAATGCCTCCGTGCCGCCTACTTGTGTAGGTTTGACGAATACAATCTCTTCCGTTTCTGGATTGTTGAATTCGTCCATAATGTCTTTCAGATAAGGTGTAATGTCATTCGACCACCTACCGGGTATCGCACTTGTTTTACTGTCAAGAACCCGATGTTTTTCAGCCCATTCACTGACCGTCAGATTTTCAGGTGGCCGCAAATTCCGCAATGCATTCCTTAAATATGGAGACAGCTCAACCTTACTTTTTCTTGGCACGATAAACACCGTCCACACTCATCTGATCCAACGCTTCGTTTATCAGTTCTGACATCTGTGTCTCTACTTTACGCAATTCCATAGGCTCCATATATCCTGTGATGAAACCAATCAGTTTGCGCGGTAGCATCATGGCCGACTTCTTGAAAATCAAAAAGAAGCGGGTGAGTTCCGCTTCTACGATTTCTGTTTCGATATATTTCCCTTCCGCAATATCTACTTTCAACCGCGACAATTCCGTCTGGGATTCCTTGAACGCAACTTCCGCTTCCAGCTTCTTTTGTTGAAGGTTTACAGACTTACTCGCTTCGGAATCTCCGTTGTAAATTTCGCCTCGCCATTTCAGGACATGTTGCAAGTCCCACCAACCGCGGCTATGCTGCGTCAGCCCTTGTCGCTTCCAGTCGGTGAGCGTCCTGTCGCTGATTCCTAGCAGCTTCCACAGTTCTTTAGTGGAGATGAGCACCTTGTCATCTACCCGCTTATATCCGTCCAAGTCACTCATCCCCTCTCCGAAGTTCCGAACTAATTTTTTTTAAATAAAAACAGGCAATCCGCGCGAGTCGTTAGCCCCGCATAGGGTCACACCCCCGGGAAGGACCCAGCGACTTGTTATGAGCGCATATGACAAGCCTCCTTTTACTCTCAAGACTACACACCATAGCAAGCTCTACTGATAGCTAGCAACATGCACACTACACTCGGTGTAAGTTGCTACCCACTAGCACACGATTGTTATGTAACTGTATGGTGTATAGTCTTCAAGGTAAAAGTAAAAGCCACACCCTTAATGGATGTGACTTCAGTTACCGTATCGGATGACAATGCTCAGGCTTCATCAGCTTCATCCTAATCAATCATTAAGTTTCTTCTCAATCTCAACTGTTGGGAAGAAATCTCCAGCCTCATTAGTTTCTTTCTGATCGCGGTTCATACTGATGGAACCTACTCCAACAAACTCCATGGTTAACACATTCCATCCTTCATGGTTGAGAAATTCATCAGATGCTTGACTATATGTGGTGACTGCCAATTGATCTAGTGTCAGTAATTGATTCTCACCTAGTTTGACAACAGCTTTGATTTCATTATCCTTTACATTCACACTAACCAACTCGTCGCTCTCACCTAAACCGAAATAGTCCACAATCTCAGAGGCTTCTTCCTCTGTCATCGACTGGTCTTCTGGTTCTTGAACTGTTTCTTCAATCGTGAAAGAAGTTTCGTAATTCATTGATTTTCCTAGATCTCCATCATCCATAAGGTTTCCTGTTAATAATTCATATTCCTCCCCGGTTTCTTCAATAAACTTGGCGTCCTGTGTAGAAGCGACGGACAATGAAATAGAGAGTGTATAATCTCCGACTGGCAATCCTTTTCCTTCTTTGCTAAACGGTTCCGTTTGAAACTTCCCGTATGCTATAACTTGCTTGGTTTGACCGTCATAGCCAGTACCACTAACGGTAAACATCAACTCTCCACCATCTGGTATATTGGTCTCGCCTTTGATGACCACTTTGTTATCCTCATCAATCACCGGTTCTGCATTGACTTCAACTTCAATCGGCTGCGCTTCTTCCTTAGTTGGCAGTTCCTCTTTGATTGGTTCTTGTTCAGGCTCAGCTTTTGGATTGTCATCATTGCAAGCTGCCAACAAACCAGCAGCTAATAAAAGTGTTAATAGTTTTTTCATAGTCATTCACCTCCTATTGGATATTGTAACCAAATCAGGAGGAAAAGAGAACCACTCATAGTAAAATAAGCATAGAAAAAGCCAAACCCTGATGGATGAGGCTTCCACAATTATTTCTTCATAGCATAGTCAGGTAACACAAATACTTCTAATTTGCATTTGTCGCATACAAACTTAGGTTGACCATCTCGATAAATACGAGTGTAAATCATATCGAAGGCTGGCACCGTTGAATCGTAAGAATCAAAAAGTTTGTCCCATCTCTCTTGATAAACAAGCTTACCACCGCATTCGCAAGCCGTTTCACCCTTATCATCCGTGAAGCTTATTACTTTCGAAGTCACATATCTCACCCCCCATCATGCCTATTCGACATAATAAGTACGAAGTCCTTCTTTATTTACAAAAGAATACCACCCAGTCGGAACAACTGGATGGAATCGGAGGATTGAATGATAAAGCTTAACAACTCAGTACCAACCAGGCCCGTGTTGTCAGTTCTTTATGTTCTTACTATATCGCGGATTTTCAATAGATAACATACTCACTACTTACTGTTAGTAAAGTGAAAGTTTTATTTCATGAGCAAACCGGATCATCTTAGCTACCTCTGCATGCTTTTGATAAATATAGCTGGCACTGTAACTTAATTCTTCCGCGATCTCTTCAAGGGTTAATCCTTCCACATACTTCATCATGAGTATTTTATGTTCCAGTCCTTTAAATTTACTGACCAATTTAATGAAGTTAGATCGTTCATTTTGTTTGATGGACAATTCATTTCGTATTCGCTCAATGCGCTCTTCTAATTTCGCCCCATCTGATTCAGCAGATAATTTAACGCCTGCTAAATCACCGCTTACCCAACGTTTCAACTCGCATTCTGAACGTTCTAAATTAAATTCGAGATAAGATAATTCATCTTCTATTTTTTGATAATCTCGTAGCCATTCATACAACATGCTCACCTACCCCGAGTCCCTAATTTACTTATAGCTTACTGCAATAACGGTTCATCATCTGCAAGCACTTCATCAGAAGTAATCTGGCCGTCTACGACTTCAACTGTTCCATTCTTATCAAGATTATATTCAATTCCCTCATGCTCATTTTCGTCATAAAACTCTTCAGCGGACATCTGGCTTTCTTCCAACGTCAACTTCACATTGCTTCCGGCCAATCGATACAGCTGCACGATCTTTTCATTGTTATCGCCTTTCACTTCAAATTTCAAAGCGGCTTTCTTGGAATCCCTCTGAACGCTCTTAAATTCGGCGGTCAGTTTATCCGTACCCTCCACTTCAATAATTGCAATTCCGCCTGCCATGCTGATCAGTTCTGATTTGTGCGGGATCTCATCACTCAAAATATGAAACTCCAAAACTTCCTTTTTGTCATCCTTCTGAATCTTCTTAAATAAAACGTGCAATTCGATTTTTTTCATAATTATTTCCTACCCTTCTTTTTGGTTTTTGGTGGTGTGAGAATTGTTTCAATTACTTCTTTTTGGTATTGGTAATTTACCGATTTATTTTTAATCGACTTAGCAATCTGAGCCAAGACATATGCATCAACTACGTTATCGCTACTATGAACAAATCCAAAATGTTCCTTGACTGAATCCATAACAGCGTTCTTCTTTTCTGCGCCTTGCAGCCTTTGTTTGTCGCCTGCTTCGCCTTTCCATCCGGTTACATTAACAAACTTCTTCAACGCGTTTGGAGCGACTTCTACATATTTCATGCCGCGCCTGGTTAATGCCATTCTTATACCCCAGCCGATACCACCGGATTGTATAGCTTGCTGAGATGCAAAGCCGAAGCCCTCTATCACAATCAAGTCATCTTTTCCAACGTGTCTCATAACTTCATCGATTAACGTAATCATACGAACGGGATCCTTATCGCCAATGCCCATTAATTCTTTGACTCTTAAAATCTGGCCATATTCATCGAGAGCAACGAATCCAGTTTTAGTAGAAGGGTCAATGCCTACAAATCTCATACTAGATCGGATTCTTTCACAAAAACTCCATTTACCATGTCACCTTTACGGTCCTTAATTTCTTCGTAAGCAATACTAGCGCATTCTTCTACACTTGTGCCTAGCTGCATAGATAAAATGGTTTGAACAACATACACATCACCGATGCCATCCTTCACGGCTGCCATATCTCCACGGGCGAGCGCTGCGGCAACTTCTCCGACTTCTTCCATCAGCTTTAGCATTTGTTTAACTGGATCTGCATCATCCAGCCCTCTCATGACCGCCCAGGTACGTATACGGTCAGTTGTGTCTTGGATATTTATATTATTTGTCCAATCACCTAACGCGGCTCGTTTGCCCGCAGGCGTTAAGTCTTCAAAATTTAACATCACTTTCCATCTCCCTTTTTATGTTTAATTGGTCTATCATCCTGTACAAACCGCAAACCCTTATATTGGAGAATTGTTGGTTTATCGTTTTACGTTTAGTTACCGTGACGGATGGAGTTGTATTTATGATTATCGCTTTAGTCATAACAATTCTTCTTTCTTTGAGCACATTTAAAACTGTTTTGCGCACATACTAATAAACAATTGAATAGAGCGAGGTGACTTTTATGGATCTGGATAAAAAAAGGTTTCTAAAAAAACTGCTCTTGCTAATCATTGAATTTCTTCTTGATTTGATGATATGAAAGAGAGCCAACTTACTCCAAAAGGGGATAGGTTGGTCCGGATCAAAAAGAAAGTTAAAAATAATGCTGAAATTCATCGCCTTTATTTAACTTTCTTATAGTTCACCTCGCTTGGGTATACTTGAGATTAGCTCTATACATATGCATTCGATTACTATGCATTATTCGTCAACTATTTATCAAGCTCCACAAACTGTTGCTTCCATCCCCGGAATAACAAGCGGAATTCATTGATCCCGATATTTCGACCTTTCGCAATAAACTGCTGGATCACCTTGCCTTGTGAATCCAAATCGTTTTGATCGTGCCATAAGAATTCAACGACATCAGCATCTTGTTCAATAGAGCTTGATTCTTTCAAGTGGGCCAGTGTCGGCTTCTTAAAATTCTCGCTGTCTCGCGTCATTTGAGAGAGCATCATAAAGCAACAGCCCATATCCCTAGCGATTTGTTTGGCTGCACCTGTTACATTCCCGATTGCTTGAGCGCGTGTCTCATTGCTCTTTTGCGGGATATGCATGATTTGCAAGTAATCCACCGCAATCATGGCCAATTCACCGTATTGTCGTTTAAATCTTCTAGCCGTTGCGCGAATTTCGTCAATCGACACTCCACTTGAATCTTGTATATAAAGCGGCAGGCGCTCTAATTGGTTATAGGCTTCTTCGACAAAACCTAATTGTTTCGGCGTCAGACTTTTATTGGTTATAGCTGCGTAAGGAATTCCGGTTATATTTGAGATCATCCGATCTTTTAAATCGTTATCATCCATTTCTTGTGACCAGATAAGGACTGGACCAGATTGCGCTACACCTATTACTCGTTGCAACAACATAGCTGTTTTACCAACGGATGGACGGCCAGCACTTACAAATAGCCAACCTCTCCATAATCCATGCGCCCACCCATCGAATTTAGGGAATTTCGTTTCCATGTAGTCAATGTTTTGAGAACGTAAATGTTCAAAATACGCTCGTCTGGTTTCTGCAAAGTTCTGCATTTTTCCATTGTCTTCTGGTCGCATATCAGTAATTAAAGATTCTACTTTCGCGAAATATTGTTCGTCAGAATCGAAATCCTCATGGATTAATTCTTTTATCTGATCAGCGACAACCATGCCACGTCTTCTAATGGCTTTAGAACGAATGATATTTGCATAATGAACAATGTTAGAAGTAGTAGGTACACCTGCTGCAAGTTGTGTAATATAACTGATACTCAAATCGCTCTTCCTATTATGTTGGATATACATTTCAGCTACCGTTGTCACGTCGATTGGTTTGCTGCGCTGATCAAGCCATTTAACAACCCGAAAGATTTGTTGATGACGTACATCGAGAAAATCACGGTCTTCGATAAAATGAATATCGTCCAGCACGTTAGGGTCCAGAAAGATAGCACCTAATACGGACTGTTCCGCGTCTGACATTTCATCGACTCCAGTCAAATTCATTCGGATCGCCTCCATTTTGTAAGTGCTGTTGGAAAGCTATCTCTTTATCTCGCGGATCATAGATATTCTTTGGTTGCATAGGTTGTTTTTCTGCATTCATTTTTATTGCCAAGTCCATGAATTTCTCACGTAGCTTTTTAGCGGATAATACATTGGTTCGCCAAAAAGAATCTTCCGTTACCCAATCCATAACTTTCCTGGCCAACTGCTTGTCCACCATATCGATCTCGACAAGCTTTCTCATATCGTCTGCCCATGTCTGCATATTCGACTTTTTAATAAGATGGGCAATTCCTGCATCATTTGCTACCTGGGAAACTCGTTTGTGGAAGTAGATTGCCATTTTAAAATAAGTGTTGTCCTCGTCATACTTTTGGGTTTGACGAGTATCTTTATTCTTTTCTTTAGTTCTTTCTTTCTTAGGTGGCAGATTAGCCAACAGTTCTGTAGGCGACGTAGCCAACAGTTCTGTTGGTGTATTAGCCGACAGTGCTGACTGTTGGCTAATTGGGGGACAGTCCGTCCATTCTGTATAATTTTTATTGAAAGACAATATATTCACTCCTCTTTTTCCGTTTCCTGCGACATAAATAACTTTCCTTTCAATCAAGCTTTTCAATTCTCTAAAAATAGTTTTTCTATCTTTAACACCGATTGCTTGGGAAAGAAAAGCATACGACAACTCATGACTTTTTCTTTGGAATCCGTAGGTATAACGCCAGATTGCCATGACCAGTCGGAACTGTGTGCCGTTGAGATTTAATTTCATGATCTCTTCGAGGATTTCATTGGCAATCCGTGTATAACCGTATTCTGTTTGTGGATTTGCCATAATCACTCACCCTGTTCAAGTTCTCAATTGGCTGTCAATGTATCTGGTGATTTCCTCTGCAAACCTTTCTATATCCTGTTGCTCGCTTACGCCTTGATACGGACGTTCAAGCCATCGGTCAATACGGTCAGCAACCTCACTTATCGTGTTATGCAGTCGTTCAGCGTCAATCATACTTTTTAGCGCTTTATTTTCTTCCTGTAATTTTGCAAGTGCTTGTGAAATATTTTTCATGTCATCCGTGTGTATTTGTAGATACATTTAAACGACCTCCAATTCGTAGTGTTTGCCGACTGTCAGTCCTTTTTTTAGCAGTTCACGCTTTACTGTCATTGCAGCAAGTGCTGGCATATTGTTTTTATCACTTAAATGGACCAGGTAAATTTGTTCGCCGTTGCCCTGGACAAGTTTGGAAAGTGCTTCCGCGGTCTGATGGTTGCTCAAGTGTCCGATGTGCGAAATGATCCGAGCTTTGACGCTGTTTGGGTAGGATGACGCTTCAACCATTCGCGGCTCGTGATTTGATTCTATGACATAAATATCGCTGTCTGCCATTGCTGACAGCATGGCAGCATCTACGTGCCCGGTATCTAAACAGATCGAGACCTGTTTATTGCCTGCCAACACCTTATAGCCTAATGGCTCACGAGCGTCATGATGCACCCCGAATGGGATGACTGCCATTTCACCCATATCAAACATAAAAGATTCATAAACACCGTTTTCCTTAAAAGCCGAACACTTCAAATCATCGTCAACGCTTTTGATACTTTCCCATTCATCCGCCCCAGCATAAACCGGAATCCCGTATTTATTAGCGAATGGCAAACCTTTAACATGATCACCATGTGCATGTGTAATAAAAACAGCTTCTACTTGATCCGGCCTGATATTGACATTCATCAATGCTTTTTCAATCTTCGTCTTCGCAATTCCGGCATCGATCAGAATAGTTTTCTCCCCGACTGTTATTGCAATGCAGTTGCCTGCAGATCCACTTGCCAGAATATCTATTTTCAAAACTTTCAACTCCTTACTGGACCGCGAACATAAAAGCCCGCGGCACGTTTTATGAATCACAGCATTGCATCGTCTTCCTGTGCCTGCTGCACCTCTGCCATTTCAATATTCATAACAAGCAACTGAATCAAGCCAAGCATTTCGGATTCTGTCGCGGTCTTTGGATTGATATTCGGTGCGTTTAGTTGCAACCAATCAGAAGCCTCTTTATTACTGTTGATGCCAAGTTGTTTAAATTTCGCATTGATCTCATCGCGTAGATGATCACTTTCTGTTTTTTGATCCGGTTGCGGTTGATCAATTACTTCCTGTTTAGGCGTAACATCTTTTGGTTGTCGATTTCCAGGAGTAACGACACCTTGATTTTGCGGAATAGTAATATCGTCGAATTCAAGACCGTACTGACGTTTTAACGCACGTTGTTGCACATGCTTACCAAACATGTCGCTTGTCCATTTATTCCAGTTGTCTTTATTCTGGCCCGTGAACATGTGTGAGACCTCGTTAATGTCCATTACGATAGTCACCGGACGATGGCCATCACGGTACGCGATAGAGTAAGCACCGATGATCTTTCCACGGGGGAACCCAATCTCATGAAGCTCTACCTCCATATCTTTTGTTTCCTTGTTCATCGAAATTTTGAATTCGTCGTTTTCATGGACCATCTGGGTATCTGGTGGCTGAAAACCTTCTTGCTCACGCGCTTTAGCCAAGTACGCTTCTGCGGCAAATTGTATACGCGCTGTATTTCCATATTTAATAAAGAAGATTTCATTTTTAAATGGATCCAAATTGTATGAAGCTGCTTTGTGAGCGAACAAAAGAAATTCTGAATCACTTGCCGTTGGGGCAAACGAGTTGCGGATCACGTCTAATACTTGTGGTTGGAATGCCTCGTTAATTTCTGGTGTTAATGATTGTTGAGTAGTTAGTTGATTTTGTTGCATTAAAATACACCCTTTCCAAACTCATTGAGTCCGAATTTTATTTGTTGTTTCATTTCGCGGTAGGCCTTGGAATACAATTGATCAATATCTTGGCCAGGCTCAACTGTGAAACGAGCGCCAGCATCTACTTTCACATTTTCGAAGTTTCCTAAGTTTTTCGTGTAGGTGAAGCCCACTTGGATTTCCTTAATTTCCATATTCAATCCACACCTTTCAAATAATCAATGACTGAATCCATTTCCTGCCGACCAATGCCGACCTCTATGCTGTCGCGCAATTTTTCAAGCTTGCCGATCGCCTCCTCCTTCTTGCGTTCACCTTCGTAAGACTGGATGACGAGTTTATTGCCGTTCATGAAAAACTCTATTGCTTGTCCTTCTTCCCAGCCTTGTGTTTTTCTTACTTCCATAGGGATGACTAATCTTCCAAGATTGTCGATTTTACGAATGATTCCTAGTGCTTTCATTCGATCCCCTCCTGTTCAATAGTGCTTTGAAGATTTTGTAGTAATTGAGGGATATTCAATCGCTTGATCATATCCGCGTTTAGCTGCTGTTGTAAGTTCTGTTCCAAATTTTTAACCAAAGATTCTTCTGCTTGATTTTTCGCCTGCTGGATCATGCCAATTATTTTTCCGTTCAGTTCTTCTGCAATATATCCCTTTGTTAAATATTCAAGGATGGAGTATTTCCCGCCTCTATCGTCGTATCTATCGTATTTTCCGCCTCTTTCATTAAGAGTTTTTTCTGTTAAAGCACTTTCGAAGCGTTTTCCGATAAACACCGATATAGGTATCATTTCAACCTTTGAACTATATGAGCTTTCTTTATGTGGAATCTGAATTTCTGATATTTTATCAGTAGTGACTTGTTTCAAAAATGAATCGACGATTTTCTCAACTTCTCCCTTAATACGTTCGTTCATTTCCTCTTCGATTTTGCTTTCAATATTACGAGTAATGCGGTTTTGCAACCCTGCGATAACTTCTTTCTTGATTTCCTCATCAACGTTTTCTTCATTTATCCAATCTAGTTCAACTTCCACTGTGAATTTCGCCATTTATTTTCCCTCACTTTCAATTTTCAATTCTTGTCCAGCGACAACCCGACTGATAATAAGCTGCCCATTCGGTTCGTCAAACTTCGTAATAGATTCCGCGTTATCAACAAAGCAAGGTGCTGTAATGCCACTCTGCTCCGATAAAACGTCACGCAATTCAAGACCTGCGCGAATAGATTCAGACAGTGATAGTTTGCGGTAGTCTTTACCGTCCATTTGGATCTCGAATGTCGGCTTTAGTTCGCCAGAAGATTTCACAACATCAAATAGTTTGATAGACAAGTTTTTGAATAGACCTTGTACTTTTTCTGCTTGCAATTCGGCCTCTTTTGCATGAAAAGCTTTGATTGCATCTAAAATAAAGATGGATTCATTGAGCGATTCTTTCGTTTCTTTTTCGGATGTCTTGGCCGCCTCAATATCGGCTTCCAAATATTCAAGTTGCTTATGTTTGTCAATCTGCCGTTCGATTTCTACGATTTTAGATTGAAGGGTCTGTATGCCTTCTTTGAGTTCAGCAGATACGTCGACTGGGGTTAAGGTTGCCAATTCTTCACGTAATTCTTTCCGTTGTTGGATCAGTGGATTTACACTAGCCGCGATAGATTTCAACTGTGCTTCTTTATTTTCTTCTGCTGTCGATTTTGATTCTGCGGTTAAATCCTGACCGCATGCATGACAACTCATGTCGATTTCTCTTTGTTTCAAATTTGTATGATTTAAACGGCCGTTATCGATTTGTTTTGTTAAACCGTCAATTTGACTTTGCAAAACGCGTATCCGTCCGTTTGTATCGCCAGCTGCATCGGTATGTTTTTCTTTTTCATTACGTTCTTTGATTAACTGCGCTACTTCCACCTTTAACGATTCAAGTGGGATCATAGAGCCGTATTGTTGCAATTGTTCTTGTAATGTTTTCGTCCGGCTTTGTGCAGCAATATAGGCTTTATCTTTTTTATTTTTATTGTCACGATGAATCTTGTTGATGTCTTCCAGTGAGTGTTTTTTAACCAAAACGGCTAATTTCTCTGCTTGTGGTTTTGGCAACTGGGCAAAAACTTCTTTATTTGCAGGTGGAATCGTGTAGCTTAAAAGCATTTCCCGCTGCTTTTCCCAATGAAGTGTAAAAAAATGATTCGGGTTATATAGTGAAAGGAATAAATCTTTCGGAAGCATTTCGTTTATCACTTCATTGAATTCGGTAGCTTTTGACGGTACATCATCTAAAATGAATTTGTTGCGTGTGCCGTTGGCTTCTCGGCCAAACGTCAATAGTTCTTCGTCTTTCAACATCGTCAGATAGACACCGATCGAGTCCGCTTCATACGTCACTGGCGTTGGATCCAGTTTGCTACCCACTGCGTCCGTGCCGTATAATAGCCATGTAATAGCTTCCGTAATGGAACTTTTACCTTTTGCATTGTCACCAGTGATTTCCGTGCGCTCGCCAAAGTTTACGGATAGATCCTGGTGACTTTTAAAGTTTTTGAGTTGTAAGTCTTTGAATTTAATCTTCATCTTTTTCATCTCTCCATTCGATTTCCAGACTGTGTTGAAAACAATATCCCAATAAAATTTTCTTCTTTTCGCTCTTGAATTCGCAAATGTAACCAAGTGATTCAAGTTTTTTCGCAATAACTCTTATTTCTCTTTCGTGTTATGCTTCAAATGTCCATACGCAAGCTTGATAACCTTCGAGCGCTGAATTTTCTACAAAAGAAACAATATCTTTGAATAACAAACCACTAATTACAGCCTTTTCGAATTCCTCTTTCCCGAACTCCGTAATTTTCTGCATGTCCTTCGCGTTCATGATTTCCATTTTCCTCACCACCTCCTAGAAATAGCTGTATAAAAGTTTCCGTGACGATCTCTTTTCGGAAGACCATAGAGATCAATAGGTCCGGCCGGCTCAACATGATTATGATATTCGCACGAGTGACAAGTGACGTGATCCGTGCCGAGCGGAATATAACGCTTCCCTCTATGTCCACACTCGCAAATGTAGCTGCATTTGTATCGTTTTCTGCCGTCAGGCTCGATTTTAATACCTGTTGTCCAGAACTCTGGATTGCCGTTGATAAACGGTCTATTGGATGTGTCAAACATCTATCTCACCTCACTTGCTAAACTCACAAACTCGTCATATTTATTAAGCACCGTCTGTGGTATGCGTATATCACTGTCTGGACGTAACCGCGTATATTGCAATGTGTGTTTATTACGCTTGTAAATAGTCACGGTACGGACTTTATATTTTGGCAAGCTTTCCACACTCTCTACTTTTGCCTCCACACGCCATGCCCCACCTTCGCTTGTCCAAGTTTCATGTAATTCGGCAAATGCGATTTCCGGTTTATCTACTGGCGCTATGCAGATACTGGTTATCATGTTGTCACCTCGTATTGAGCGTTGGTATCGTCGATGATTGGTAGCTCATGAATCATAGAATCCGTTAAATCTGCGCTTGCTTTACCACGTTCAAATAATTTAATTAGGTTGTTTACTGTCTCGGAAACAGAATCAATTTGATAATTTAATTTCATATGATTGCTGTCGCCTGCTGGGAACGTCACAATTTGACCTACAGCCCATTCATCTGGTTGTACCGCTTGCATAAACTCTTTTGGAACATCAATCTCCAATGCTCTTGCTAGTGCGATAGCTTTACCGATTTCAGCGTTGAATACTTCGCCTGGCATGCATTTGGCGATGCCTTTACTTCTGACGTTGTCACTTGCACTTTTCAGCAAACAGACGACAGTTCTTTTATCTGCATTTACAACGAAGTCGGCACTGCACCAAAATCCTACGTAACCAGGTGAGATATAAACTTTCTTTCCTTTCCGAACCACCCTCTGTCCCTCCACAAACTCCCTAGCCCGCTGAATCAATTCCGCGCGTTGTTCGTTCTGCGTTTTCTCCCATCTGTAATGCAAGGCAGTTTGAAGATCATCTACAATCGCGGACAACTCGTGATTTGTGTAATGATTAACCAGATTAGTTACAACCGTCGCTACATCCGGTGTCTCATCCTTTGCCGCGTCATACCCTGCATTAAACCCACTTTTATATACACGAGCTGTTAACGCATCCGTCATTTCCTGCCAGTCTTGCATTGATTTACGACCTTGTTTATTTTCCATTAGATAAATCCTCCTCATTTTTAATTTCGTGTCCTGCGTGTTCCCACAGACGACCAATCATGAACGCAACAATTGGAAGCATGATCGTGCAGATTAGTAGATATTCATAATCCGTCATTCAGATCACTTCCCTCCGAATATCAAACAAAAGTTTTTGTCCAGAAACTTCGCCATTTCACTAGCCTGAAAACTCCACTTTTCACCCGACTTACTAGGGTAATAAACAAAACCGCCATTCTTCACATCTAACGACTCTTTTAATCTTGGTACATAGAGTAGATTTTCTTTCAGCCATACTTGTTTTTTGCTTGTCCGAACCTCCAAGTCTTTCATTGTCCAGTAGGTTCCTAGTAGTTGTTCTTTTTGCAAATCTTCCAATTCGATTTTTGAAATTAATACGTAATCTGATGGAATATCAATAGAGAGATTGACGTTAAGTTGTTGCATCGCTGTACCCCCATTCTGTAATTTACTGAAATTTTCTAGCCCATATTTTCAGTGCAACCTTTGATGGTTGTTTTGTTCAAAGTGAACATTGACTTTCTGACGGTCCACAAACTTCGTTATTACCGAAGTTCCTAGGTAAAAAAATATCTTCAATTGGTATATGAAAAAAATGACTGATTGAAAACATTTCATCCATCCGGAACTGATGCTGACCGCGTTCCTTCAAACCATACGATTCAACCGTTATATCCAACAGCTTTGCCATGTCTTTCTGCTTTAAACCTCTTTCGTTGCGTAAGCGAATCAAGTTCCACTGTTTCATGTTCTTTCCTCCTCTCTGTTTGCTATGAATCTACTATATTCGTTATTACCGAAGCTGTCAACGATTTATTTCGTTTTTAAGGAATAAATCTCTTTAAACAGCATAATACTATGGTATAATTAATTCCGAAAGGAGGATGTACTAATGAAGGAAGATGATTTAGCGAAGTTTGTAGGCGGTAAAATAAAACACTACCGAAAAAAGAAGAAACTTACTCAAAACGATCTCGGGGAGTTGATAGGCAAAAAAAATAACACCATATCGAATTATGAAACAGGCACAATCTCACCTGAACAAGATGCTTTATTTGCCATTGCAAAAGCGTTAGATATTAGAGTAGATGATTTATTTCCTGAAATGAATGTGGAAGATCAAAACAATAATTTCGAACGTGCGTTACAAATGGCTGACGGATTAGAATTAAACGAAATGAATTTCCTAAAAGATTTAATAGAAAAAACCCTCTCCATGCAGGGAGAGGATCGAGAAAAGTTTTTGGAAAGCATACGCTTTACTGTGGAGTATTACGAGAAGATGAATCAGGATTAATTTTTGAACTTTGGCTAGGCGGTTTACATTTCTTATTTTTAAGAAGTTGGACGAAACTCACCAGTGTTTGTAACGCATCGTTGTTCATAACAGCGCCGCCTTTAATATTTTTTGTGGGGTGTCTATTTGGCTTACAAAGTCGGAAGATGCTTGCTTCGAGAAATCCTAGAAAGTAAAGGTATGAATCAGCATGATTTGGCAATTAAGTTAAGTGTGACCAAGCAACAGGTAAATAAATATGTAACAAACAAGCAAGGGATGTCATTGGAAGTCGCCAAAAACATCGCGGTTATTTTAGATTGCCAGATCGAAGATTTATACCAATGGAACGAAGTGAGCAATAACGAGTAGATCTAAGGTCTGCTCGTATCCGACTGTCAGCCGAATAGCTTACTGTAATTATACCCTACTTTCACCCAAAAATATGTATATTTTTAAATTTTGACATTTTAGGTAATGCTAATATATCATAAGTAGAACGAATGTTCCAATCATTTAGTAGGAAAGGAGAAACTAATATGGCTACATTTCAGCAACGTGGGAAGACCTGGCAATATACAATAAGCAGTTATACAGAAGGTAAGTATACCCCTATACGCAAAGGCGGATTCCGCACAAAAGGAGAAGCGAAGAAAGCTGCTGACATAATAGAAGGAGAACTGGCCCAAGGTGTCTCCCCAGTCCTCAATAAAGATATTTTCGCGGATTATTTCGAAGTGTGGGTAAAAGATTTAAAATCTGCAAAGGCCGAAGTCACTTATAATCGCTACCTGAACACCCATAAAACGATTGTAGAAGAATTAGGCGGGATTACCTTACAAGATATGACTAAGCGGAAATATCAACGTTTTCTGAATGAATACGGTGAGACTCGCGCCTATGCGACGATACGCAAATTGAACACGCATATTCGCGCTTGTGTGAAAGATGCTGTGGATGAAGGACGAATACGAGTAGATTTCACACGCGGTGTGGAGTTTAATAGTAAAGTGGAATCCAAAACATCTGAAGAAAGACATTTGAATTACGAGGAAAGCGTTATGTTGATTAAAGAATTAAAGAAACGGCTAGATAAAAGTTTAGGCTATTACATTTTATTACTGGCGGCAACAACAGGAATGCGATTCGCTGAATTATGTGGATTGAAACGATCTGATTTTGATTTTAAAAAGGGTGTCATTCACGTTCGGCAAGCCTGGGATTACAAAAAGGGTACGGGTTTTGCTCCACTTAAAAATACGCAATCTAAACGAGATGTTGCAGTGGATAAAGTGACAATGGAAATATTCAAAAACCTTTTTCAAAAGTTACCAACCAATGTACACGGTGCAGTATTTTTCAATCCACAATCCAGCAAAGGCACATTGTCCAATGAAGCGATTAACAAATTATTACGAAACACACTGAAAAGTTTAAAGATCGACCCGATCACTATTCACGGATTACGACATACTCATATTTCTGTTTTACTATATAAAGGTGTATCGGTTCAATTTGTTTCTGAACGTGCAGGCCATAAAGATGTGGAAACGACGCTCAAATATTACTCACATGTTTTAAAAGAAATGAGAAAAGAAGAAGAAGAAAAATCTGTACGGATCATAACGGAAATGCAATCAAATGCGGTGTAG